TAGGCACATCAGATAACAAGTCCTTTGCAACTTTGCGTGCATTGGCTATGTCGTTGGCATCAACCTTGTCTTTACCAGCCTTAGCGGAAATATCTTTTGCAATTTCTTCTACATAATCTTTAATTAACTCAACAGTTATCTTGTTGCCGTTTTCATCAATCATTGTGTAGTTGGTATCATCAATGATACGAGACATTGTTTGACGTTTGTAGTTGTTTGACTGACGAGCAAGAGTAGTTGCAACATCCTCAAGTAACTTAATTTCATCATCTGACATGTCAGAAGTTGCTACGTTCTTTTTTACTATAGCAGCAATAGTTGTTTCTTGTAATTTATTAAACCATTGGAATCGTTCTGCTTTATTTCCATTTGCAGGGAAGGTATTAAAGATTGCACGTTGTGCTTGAGCGGACAAACCACCAAGTTTACCCGTTTGACGTACACGAGCACGAGCCTCTAGAGATGAACGGTCACCAACTATTGCACCAATACGGGCAACACCTGCTGGCTTCTCACGAAGTGGTTGCGAAGGATTAAACCAACGAAGAACACGAGTACCAGTTCCGTCTTCAACTACACCCCAGTAAGAATCATCAAACTTGATAGAGTTCTTAATCTTTTTTGCTTCAATTACTGCGTAAGGTGACCACGTTACATCTTTAAAAATACCTTGAATAGGCTCATCTGAATTAACTAGGCGAATTAAAAAGTCTGATTGTTTTGTTGCTTTATCTAGTTGTTCTTGTAGTTGTACTTGTTCTACGTATTTAGGTGCACGCTGCTTTGCAGCCATCTCAACACTATAAGGCAACATAAACTCTGTTGAGTCAGCATCTTGAATTGTAGTTTTACCACGAAGGTACTTATCAACTTCGGCTTTGCGACCTTCAAGGTTGTCAACTAAATTAGCAAGAGTTTCACTTTGCGTACGAAGTGTATCACGTGCACGCTCGTCACCAATACCGACCTTCATAAAGTTTACTAGGTAGGAATCATCGCCAGTTTCAATGGCTAGACGTGCTGCTTGCTGTGCAATTTTTGCTGAACCTTCACCCATCTGTGAACCAGAAATCATTGGATGAGCAGCAATCCTACTAAAGTTATTTGCATTAGCCTTGAAGTAATCAATGTTTTGACGTGCGGCGTTATCCGCTCCAGCCAAAGCATCGTCAAGTTCTTTAGTTAATACTGGCAATGTCTTGGTAGTAACGGGACGTGTTCCTATTGAACGGCGAACTAAAGATGCACCACGACCTACAAGTGCAAGTGGGTCAAGGAATAATGAAGTTGCAAAGTCAGAGGCAAACGAGATGTACTTCTGTGGTCCACGTGAAAAGTAATCTTTTACTTCAGTTGAATTTGCCCAGTCAATCTTGTCTGTACCCTGGTCTCCAGCAACTAATGAACCACCTACAAAGCCTACAATAGACTGTCCAGGAGAAACTTGGCGTGAAGTATTGTAAGCAGTTTTCCAAGTGTCGGTATCAAAAAATCCACCATCAATATCATCACGGTAGTCTGCATTAGATGCAAGAAACGCTGTTGACAATGGACGTGAAACAATCTCACGATATGGAACTGTTAGGTACTCTAAGTTTTTTAGTACCTGACCGCCAACGGCTCTACCAACACCAGCATAAGCCTTTAGTATGTTTCCGTCAGAGTCACGAACAGCCTTAGCAAGAGATGAAATAAAACCAGTATCATCTGGTGTAACTGGAGGAGGAGTCGTGTTACTCACGTTCGTCCTCTCTCACAAGAGCACCACTATTGATGTCTACAAGTTCGTTGATAAAAGAATTGCGGTCGTTGTCGCTTTCCCAAGGGATTGAAGCAAATGCCATTACAAAGTCTGGGTCTGATATACCAAACATGTTAACAAATGCTGTAACATTGTTTGCTAATTTCACTAGACAATACCATCCAATTCGTTTGCAGCATTCACAAAGCGAACAAAATTCTTGAAAGTATCTGGTGCATCTGGATTACTTGCTTGCTCATTGAGCATTGGCATGTACTTAGACACTAATTTATAACGACCAGTTACTGTCTGTGGCGGTGTGTAACCTGCACCAAAGGATGCACCTGCCGTGATTGGTTCATCTGGTCGTTCGGTTGGTGCAAAAAGATTTGTTAGTTGCTGAGGTGGTGTTGCTGGCTGTGGAGAACGTACTGGCACTGATGGAATTTGTGATTCTTGTACTTGACCTGAACCCATAGGTTGCATATCGGTACGCTCTGAAAGACTTCCAGGACCTGATACTGCCTTGTTCTCACTATTAGTACGCACTGGTCGTGCACCACCTCTTGGCATTACTGTCCTCTTTCAACTATCTGGGTTTTACCACCAGTATTAATATCAAACTTCTTAGCAATCTTCATTGCTTCTTGCAGTGTTGCGCCATGCGCAATGGCACCAAGTGCATAAGCAGCACCTGTGCCTATTCCATAAACACCCGTGTTTGTTTCAAGCACAGCGTAATTAGATGCGACATGAAATACTCTGTCTTTAAATCCAACAAGGAATACAAATTCTTCGTCTTCTTTCATTGTAATGCCAGCATCTTCATGTTGCTTACGCATTTCGGGAATAAATTTAGACACCATAAAGGTGTATGCTTCTGAACCGTCATACTTTGGTGGTTCCCAGCCGTATAGGATAACGTCACAACAACGTGAGTTACCAGCACCAGCCATTACGTACTGACCAACTTCAACAATCTTCTTCATGCTTCTATGTTGGTATGGTCGTTCAGTATCTGTAACCTGTGCATCTGCAGCAAAAGTAAAACCTTTGCTATTTCTGATGGCAATGATTGTAGTCATTATCCACCAAGTTGCGCTAGGATATCCTGAATATTAGGTGCCCCAGGGGATGCTTCTACAGGAGCACCACCCATAGTTGCGGATGCTTGTGCTTCAACTGGAGCACCCTCGCCTGGGGCGGCTTGTGGGGCACCACCCATTGCTGCCATCATATCTTCTGGCGTTAGTGGTGCTTCTTCTGGTGCTGCCATAGGTTCTGGTTCAGGCTTTTGGAATACTTGCATTACGGAATCTTCCACAGTCTTACCACTACGGCGTGCATCAATTACCTGAGCAATTTTCATTACAATGTCCGAAGGGTCTTGACCCTGAGCAGCCATCTGTGGGATTGCTTGCGAGGTTGCGCTTAATGCTCCCATTAGAGAGTTGCGCATTTTTTCAATGTCAATGCGTTCAATTTCCTTAGATACGTTTACGTTCCAAGGAAGTTCCTGCATTACAAACTCTTGCGAGATTAGATTTGCCTGTAAAGCCTGAAGACTAAAGATAAGGGCACGTGATGGGTCAAGTCCTGACATCAGACCATAGCGTACGTTTACGCTGTAGTCAGCCTTGATGTCTTTTTCTGGGCTGTACTTCAAGATGTATGGAGCACCGTTGTAAGTCATCTGTGTTGACTTCTCGCCAGCAAATAATTTTTCGTCCATTTCCATGGCTAGTGCCATGACATCCTGCAAAGTTTCTGCAAGGATTTGTTGACCAGCCTTGATTTGGGAATCAAAGCCACCAAGAAGTGCCTGAACACCAGAGCCAGTAATTACGGATGCGTTTAAACTACCTGAGCGACCTTCTGGGTAACGAGCACCCATGCGCATTTCTGCTTCAAGAACCTGTTGTTCTTGGAATGCACCCATTGGAAGTTCTAAACCTACACGGCGAACGCCCTGTGGGTTATTGGTACGCATGACTGCATCAGGACCAAATGCAAACTCTTGCATATCCTGGGGTACAACCATAGGTGCGTTAACTGATTTCTCAGCAGCATCCATGGCTAGAAGGCTAAAACGTGCACGAGCAATCTGTGCCCAAATGACATCATCAAACTGACCACGTGGGTCTTCGGTATCAATGCCTGGGCGCTTAGCAATACGCACACTTATTTTACCTAGTGGGTTCTTTGCCTTGCGCAGGGGAAGATTTCCTCGTTGTGGAAGGAATAGGATTACCTGGTCTTTGTCCTCGTAACGAATCAAATCAAGTAGAGTGCCGAGGTCAATATCTCTGCGGTCATTTCCACCAAGGATTTGGCGTTCGTACTCTGGGAACTCTACAAGTAGTTCTCCCATGGACTTAAGGTAACGCTTGCTATATGAAACACATCGTCCGTAGCGGTCATATTCTGGGTAAGCACCCAATGGGTTTTCTACACGAATGCGTGGCATACGAGCCTCAAAGTCAGGCTCTACAACAAACGGCAGGAAGGCATAGGTATTATACCAATCTGCGCCTGTATACATCTGGGTTTGTAACCCAGAAAATTCAACATAGTTGTTGACAATCATAGAACGCAAGTCAGCGTTCTTCTTAGCCCTGTCAGATGTTATGTCAGGTGTTTGGCAGTTAAACGATGGCAGTGGTGCCAATACTTCAGCCAAGTCACGAGCAACAACGTCAACGAAGTTGGCAATCATCGGCTTAGTCATGCCCTCAGGGAACATGTCTGGGTATACAGATACCATGTCACCACGGCGTACGGCAGTAATATCTGCCATGCGCTGGTCACGTACTGAGTATCGCTGGCGTAGGTATAGTACCTTGTCAGCGACCTGTTCCATTGAGAGTGCCATGAATATCCTTAAAGATAAGTTGTAAATTGTTCCATTGCTAAATCGTCAAGATTAACAACTGCTTGTTTCGCCATCTGGCGTTGAGTAACAAAGCGACTTGTTGCGTGGTAGATTTGATTCCCAGAGTGCTGAATCATTTCCTTGGCTTTAATCTCGCAGAACCACAGAGCCATTACAACGTCTGTAGGGTTACGAGTTCCAGGCTTCCAAGTAATCAACTGATTGATTAGAGCCTTGATACCCTCGTGGTACTGAGGGTCTGGTAGTTCAATGAGATTATCTCGGTTGTGCTTAGCACCGTTCATGGTACCAAACAAGCCTTGCATAGCAGCCACACCGAAGTCAGTGTCCCACTTGTTCTTACCAGTGAAGTGACTAGAGAACCGTACACCCTTGTTAGCCAGATACTGGCGGAACTCTTCGTCCACCTCGTACATCTTCTGGTGGGCGTTGATTTCAATACGCAGTTCTACTGGGCGGTAGGTGTTAATCCAGTCTTCAATGATTGCACGAATCTTACCAGGTGTTGGGTCTGACATATTGTAGGCATCTAAGACTAGACGCTTACCAGACTGACGGTCTACAGCGTAGACAACTAACGCAGTCTTTCCTGCCATAGCAGGGTCCATACCAATTAAGGTTACCCATTGTCCGTCTCGTGGATGTCCAGCCGCTCCCACGCGGAGAGGACCAGGTTTACGCATACGATTAACACAGGCATTAACAATCGTTGGGTTAAAAATTGCGTCATCGTCAATATCCTGTTGCTGGTAAACTAAAGCCCATGTTGAGGCAGTCACCTCGCTACGTCTTGAAAAGAGTGCTGGTCCGTCCCACTTCTGGTAGTAACCATCTTCATCTGGCACAGCGTCATCATCACCATCCCAAGGACGGTCTGAACGCTCCCAGAGGGTAACCCACTTCTTAGGGTCATCATTGACCTCTAAGGCTGCTGGCATAGCAAGTCGTGTAAACGGGCTTGCACCACCAGACCAGTGTTCTGGATTGCGCAGTTCGCGGTACAAGTCGACCGCGCCAATGCGTGTGCCGACAATGAGCAACTTACCATTCTTACCCAGACGAGTGATAACTTCCTTCTGAAGCCAGTCCAACTGCTTTTCCCACTCATGGGCATTCGCGGTCGTAATAACGTCATCTAGGATAATGAGGTCTGCACGAGCACCGTAAATCTGACCACCAATACCTAGCGCCTGAAGCGTAGGGTCCTTTTCGGAGGAGTCACGGGCTTCTTGACCTAGGTAGACCGTATCGGTTTTCCAGGTGTCAGAGTCTTCTTTCCAACCACCAGAAGGTCCATAGACCTGCTGTAACTTCGCGTAGCGCGGATGGCTAAGGCGTTGCTTAATGGAGTAGACGAACTCACGGGCTTTATTTAAAGTCTTGGACACCACAATGATACGCACGTTGGAATCCATGGCAATACGGTAGGTGCTATAGCCTACGGTGATTACTGTGGATTTGGCGTGCTCAGGTGGCACATTGATTAAGATGCGGTTCTTGTTGCCCTTTTCATAGGACATGGAAGGATGCAACCAACTAGGCTCGCGCCCCTCTAGAACATCAATCCAGTCCTGCTGGTGAGGGAATACTTCGTTACCTAAGAACTCTTTGGAGAACGTGGCGAAGTCTATGTTCTTGCCGTTCTCGCTTCCCAGGGTGACCTTCATTAGGTCTGAGCCAGCGGTTCGGGCTATCTCTAGGTCTTTGGCAAACACAGGGTCTGTGAGCCACTTCTTTAGAACATCGGGCTTGCGCCCCACCATAGCAATAGCGGCTCGCACCTCAATGCCAGTTTCTACGTGGGCTATAACCTTGGACTTGTCTTCACGTAGGCGTACCACATTATGGTGCTCTGCACCGCCCTTGGCTGCCATATGAAGTTATCCTATCTAGTTACTTGCCTTTACGCCCTGAGTAGTTTAATCCACCCTTAGACATCTTTGCGCCTTGAGCCTTTACTTTGTTCTTTACGCCAGTCTTAACTGGCATAGATGGCTGACGGGCTGAGTTCGTAGAACCAGCAGCACGTGCTGTGCCTCGTTTGTCTATTTCTTTAAAAAACTTGCTAACTGCTTTTTTCTTAACAACGGCAGCCTTAGCCTTAGATACGTCTTGCTTGTCACCTTTAGCCATTTGGCTCTCCTAAGTGGGTTAATTTAATTTAGCATCCACCGCTAAATCATGTCTAAATAAAATGATATAAAGAACTTAATATAAGAGCGCCCAAAGGCGCTCATAATAGCAGCCCCCAAAGGGCTGCTTTAGGTTGTTAAAGGCAGCCACAAAAGGCTGCCATTAGGTTGTGTGCGCCAAAGCGCACTTATGTTATTTTATCCTACATATATACTAACCCTGTTACAAAGGGACTGTAACGTTTCGTTACCAAATTGTTATAAACTATTTTTAAAGTCCTTATTCCAATGGGTTTTAGTTGTGTGCCTAATTACAAAATACTGGAAAAAATATTTGGTTGTAGTCATATACATACAGCGTCCGCTCCGCTATGTTGGGTGGGGTCATAGATAGTTGAAACTTCAACTAGTGACTAAGTTGACATAATTAATAATTATCGGCGACCCCTCCACCCCCTCGGGGATAGTTGAAAATTCAATCATTATTTAATTAGTTGAAAGTTTAACTAATGTTTGGCGGTGAACAGTCTGCCCTTACCAATTCGGGCGCACCGTTTAAACGGGTTGAGATTTCTTTTATAACGATTTGGTAAACATCGGCGTGTCGGCTTGACATTGCTACCTGTGGATAACTTGTGGATAACTGTTCCACTATGTGCGAAATTGAGCAGGTGCCCCGTTCAGGGCTCCTGTGTCTGTCAGTGCCAGTAAGGGGTTATAGGGGCTTAGAATGGCTCTGTGAGGCTCCTAGGGGTATTCCCTTTATTTGCAAGGGTTTTGGGTTTATAACGGTTTGGTAAAGAAATAGTAAAGATGCCCCGAATGGATTTGACCTATCCCTGACAGGCACTAGATTCATTCTTGTGAGGTTCTCAACAAAGAAGAACCCCCGAAACAAGGAGAAGAAGACATGAAGACAGAAACAACACCGAAGACATTCCCGAAGATTGACCTAGTAATGAGAGACCCAAAACTGAACACCGCCCTTTACAACCTGAAGACATTGACCCGTGAAGAATGGTTACAAGCAGGAATCAACGGGCTAAAGATGATGTTCGCCGAAATCGGTGAGACAATCCCTGAGGTCTATGTCTCCGTCGGATACCCAAAGGGCGCACGGGGCAAGGGCAAGGCAATCGGAC